GGCAATCGCGCAGAGCGATTGATGGGAAGACTAGAAGATGTTGCAAATACTTAGTGCAGTAACAGGACTAGGGAAGACTTGGCTCGAAGGAAAGAATGCTAAGTCCAAAGCCAAAGCAGAAGCAGAAGCCCAAGTAATGGTAACTGCCTCTCAAAGTGTCGCAGATTGGGAGTCTATCATGGCTCGCAACTCAGGCGGCTCTTGGAAAGACGAATGGTTGACTATCCTCTTTAGTATCCCTATGATACTATGTTTCTTTCCGCAAACTGTAGGGTACGTCTCTGCGGGGTTTGATGCCCTGAGCGCAATGCCCAGTTGGTATCAGTACACATTAAGTGTAATTGTGAGTGCCTCATTCGGGGTTCGCTCAGTAGTAGGATTTATGAACAAGAAAAAATAGTTCTTGACACTCTTCCTAAAATTGCGTATAATACATATTCAATTTTTAGGAAGAGTTCCATGAATTTATTTTATCTTGACGAAGACCTCGACAAATGTGCAGAGTACCATGTTGATAAACACGTCAACAAAATGATCCTCGAAGCAGCACAGCTTATCAATACGAATCTCTGGATAGATCATCTATTTGGATTCGTACCTCGACTTATCACTAAGGAAGAGAACAAAGTTCTTCAAGAGACTCGTAAGCAACAGAAAGAGTTACCAATGGAAGAGCGTATCTTTCCTTACCTCCCCACAATGCAGAACCACCCTAGCTGTGTCTGGGTTCGTTCTTCATTAGAAAATTATTACTGGACAAACTGTTATGCATTCGCTCTCGGTAGTGAAGCACACTATCGTTATGGTAGTAACCACAAGAGCCTTGAGATGCTACGCAATTTACCAGAACCAAAGAATATGGAAGATCACGGCTTTACTCAGTTTGCACTCGCAATGACTGAGGAGTTGAAAGACGATGATGACCCAATACAAGCCTACCGCAACTTCTATATGCTTGACAAAGCTACTTTCGCAGCTTGGAAGCATAGAGACAAACCAGAGTGGTGGGACGAAGAACTAGCAGACTATGACAACAGGATATCAGGACAATGAGACCGAACCAACCACAAGTAGAACTTGTATCAACATCTTCGCCAGACTTGATTGCAGACATTGCATACATGGCAAGAGTATCAAACCCTAAGAACCAGAATAATGAACTGACTTCACACAAGTTAGTAAAGTATCTCATCAAGCATAAACACTGGTCTCCTTTTGAGATGTCAGGTATTACGCTAGAGATCAATACTACTCGTGATATTGCTCACCAGATCGTGCGTCACCGTAGCTTTGCTTTTCAAGAGTTTAGCCAACGCTATGCAGATCCGAAGGAGATGGGTTATCCCTTTGAGCTTCGTGAGTGTCGTTTACAAGATCACAAGAACCGTCAGAATAGTGTACAAACTGATGACGAGCTGCTCCACCAACACTGGATACAGCAGCAAAAGAAAGTCCTTGACGCAGCTGCGGGTGCGTACGAGTGGGCTATAGACAATGGAATTGCTAAGGAGCAGGCTCGTACTGTTCTTCCAGAGGGTCTCACAAAGACTCGTTTATATATGCACGGTACTGTACGCTCCTGGATACATTACATTGATGTGCGAACTACTCCAGGTACGCAGAAGGAACACATGGATATTGCTAGAGCCTGTGCTTATGCTATCAATCCGATGTTCCCGATGATCAAGGATTTTGTTCATGAAGAAGATGATCAACATAGCACCTAGTGGAGACTTACCTGTGTGGAAAGAAGAATCAGCTTTAGACAAGCAAGAGGGTGGGTCACACTATGACCTGCCTATACAACCTTTAGAGTATATCCATGCCAATGGCTTAGGGTATATTGAAGGTAACATTATTAAGTATGCAACTCGGCACGCTAAGAAGAACGGTGCTGAGGACATTAAAAAGATTATACATTATGCCGAATTATTATTGGAGTTAGAGTATGGCAAGAGTAAAGAAGAAGAGCTACGAGAACCTGACAGCGATAAACATCGACAAGGTGATAGCACTACTAAACCCAAGTACTTCCCAGACGGATACAGTAAAAGCAATAACTAAAAAAGAAGCGTGTGAGATTCTGAATATCTCATACAATACCACTCGATTGAATGCAATCATCGAGGGACATTTGGAGCAAAAAGCATATGTTAAAAAGCGTAAGTCACAAAATCGTGGCCGCCCTGCAACAGACGCAGAGATTTCCGAGGCAGTTACTGACTACCTTCAAGGCGACCCTATCTCGGATATTTCAAAGCGTTTATTTCGTTCCACCGGGTTTATACGCGCTGTTCTTGACCGAGTTGGAGTCCCACAGCGCCCCTCTGGAGCCGAAGAAAGAAAAGCGGTAGACTACTTTCCAGACGAGTGTGTGTCTGAAGATTTCGCTGAAGGTGAGATCGCATGGTCTGCTGTCTATCATAGTGCAGTAAAGATCGGTAAGCGCATGACTCAGGAGTATCAAGAGAGCAGACCTGGTCTTGCAACTGTTGACTATGAAGATAAGTATGTAGGCCCAGTGTACCAAATCTATGTAGTACAGAAGGTTGATAGTGAAGATACTTTCTTTACTAGCGTAACCCAGGGTGGCTTTGCTGCCTATTCAACAGCGTACGATCTTGGTAAACTAGAACACTTGAAAAAGTACGGTGTAGATTTAAACAGGTTGTAAAAAATAGTTCTTGACAACATGGTTATTTTTCCCGTATAATATCTTTTCTGAAATCGAGGAATATATGGGACAACGATTCTACGAACAACAACTAAAAGCACTGGGTAATTGCCCAGGAAATAAAAACCCTAACAAAAGGAAACGTAACATGGCTTGGACAGATGAGCTAAAAGCACAAGCAGTAGAAGCATATGAAGCTGCAGAACCAACTCCAGAGAACAGCATGGAGATTGTCAAAGACATCGCCGAAGACTTAGACCAGTCTCCAAATGGCGTACGAATGATTCTTACAAAGGCTGGCGTCTATGTTAAGAAAACCCCCGCAGCTAAAGCAGCTTCTACGGGCGGGTCAACTGGAGGCACTCGTGTCTCTAAAGCAGCCGCACAAGAAGCCCTCATTGCAGCAATTACTGATGCTGGTAAGTCTGTTGACGAAGAGATCATCTCTAAGTTGACTGGTAAAGCAGCACAGTACATTACTTCACTTCTTTCATCAGAAGACTAAGTAATATAACCCCGCTAGGTTCGCCTAGCGGGGCTTTTTTGCATCTCCTATAAACCACCTTTAAGTATGTAAGTTGCAGTAAAAATTGCTAACTACTACAAAAGGAAACTATAGTGAAAAAGCAAGAGCTGGCACGCTTAGTGCAAGACTATGGAGACGCTATCATTACCTATCGTAGCGAACACTCCAGGAAGTTAAAATACAATGTATGTACCCTAGACTTTTCAACACCTTATATACAAGGCAAGAAGAATCGTGCAAAAGAAACTGAAGATACTCTTCTTTTCTTCTGTTGGGATACAGACTCGTATAGATTACTTCGACCCTCCGCTGTATCAAGTGTCGTTCCTCTCTCTTCTATTCTTAAGAACGAAGGCAGACGGTAATGGAGTTACACGAGGCTCCAGAAGCCTATTCCCGTGTAATACATTATGATACAGTAAAAGAGGTGCAGGTACGCCTAACTATCAATACTTTTCGAGGTATTGAGTATTTGCATCTTCGTAAATATTATCTAGACTTTGATGAAGAGTGGAAACCTACACCGGAAGGTGTGGCTATGCCGCTTGACCTCAGTAATTCTAGAGAAATGTTTCAAGGGCTGGTAGAGATACTATCCCTGGCGGAATCAAAGAGCTTGATAGAAGAACATTTTTCAGATCTTATACAGGATTTGTATAAATAACTCTTGACAAGTAGCTTAAAGTTCCGTATAATATCTTTTCAAATTTAGGGAAATAATATGCGAGAATTTTTAGATAGAGCGAGTAAGTTATACTATGAAGGCACTCCACTCCTTTCGGACGAAGAGTTTGACCTTCTAGCTGCTAAACACAACTACAATAGTGTAGGATATACTGTTACTGATGCGATTTCGCATACGTATCAAATGTACTCACTGCAGAAGTGTTTTGACCTTGACGAAGCTCCTCTCGATATTGATGAGTGTATATGCACTCCTAAACTTGACGGAGCGGCAGTATCTATATTATATGTAGACGGAATCCTAGAGTTAGCTTTAACTCGTGGTGATGGTATACAAGGTAGAGATATTACCGATAAGATGAAAGAGCTAGTGCCTGCTAAATTACGTCGTAGTGGTAGATTCAAGGATCTCTACACCGGTATGGTTCAGATCACTGGTGAGGTCATCGCTCCTAGTAGTATTCCTAATGCTCGTAACTTCGCTGCGGGGTCGCTTGGACTCAAGAACAATCCTCAGGGGTTGGAAGAGTTCAAAAGCCGTCCGTTGGTCTTTGTAGCTTATGATGCTTTCCCTCATTCCGTTCCTACGTGGACAAATGAGATGGGCATCGTTCGTGCTATGGGCTTGAATGTAGTTACGAACTTTGATGTTACTGATTATCCCACTGATGGTGATGTATATCGCCTCAGAGATACTCGTGACTTCGAAGATATGGGGTACACAGCTAAACATCCACGAGGTGCTTTTGCTTTGAAAGAAGTAAAGGCGGGTGTTGTAACAACCTTAGTTGATGTAGTGTGGCAGCTAGGCAAAAGCGGTGTAGTCAGTCCAGTAGCGATCTTAGATCCTATTGTAGTAGGCGAAGCCACAGTGTCTAGAGCCACATTGCACAACATCCAGTATATTCGCGACTTGAACCTTGAAATAGGTTGTCAAGTAGAGATTATTCGATCGGGTGAAATCATACCTCGCGTCGTGAGGCGTATAGATTGATTGGTACCTTGAAAAAAATAATTCTTGACAGTAATCTTAAAACCGCGTATAATACATATTCAATTTCAGAGGGAAGACCATGACCAAAATCGAAGCCCCAACTACTTGCCCGTCTTGTAGCTCAGTCTTAGAGGACGTCAACTTCCTTCTGTATTGTAGAAACCCCCACTGTGGGGAGAAAGCTCTCAAGCTCATCGAACACTTTGCTAAGACATTGAAGATCAAGGGACTCGGCCCTGCCACTATCGTTAAATTGGATGTTATCTCTTTGGAGGAACTATACAACCTAACTTTAGATGACATTGCCCACGCCCTTGGATCTGATCGGCTTGCTGTAAAGTTAGTAGAGGAGCTTGAGCGTTCTCGTACAGCCCCTCTGAATGTATTGTTACCTGCATTCAGTATACCTCTCGTAGGCAAGACTGCAACGGAAAAACTTTCCAAAGTCTGCACTGACATTGAAGAAATAGACTATGAATTATGCCGTAAGGCAGGTCTAGGAGAGAAGACGGCTACTAGCTTATGCGATTGGTTGGAGAATTCCTTTATTGAGGTAAGTCTCCTACCTTTTAGTTTCGAGTTTGAAGCTAGTGTAACACCCTCAACCACGCTAGGCGTTGTTTGTATTAGTGGTAAACTTACCAGTTATAAAACGAAAGCCGAAGCGCATAAACTCTTACAAGAGCTTGGTTATGAGGTAAAAACCAGCTTGACTAAGGATGTCACGATTCTGGTAAATGAAAGTGGCGTAGAATCCGCCAAAACAACCAAAGCCAGGAATGCTGGCGTAACTATTGTAACCAACCTAACCGAAATTATTGGAGAATAAATATATGTCAACTTTACCTAAGTGGACTGACGAGCGTACTGCTCAACTAACTGAATTTGTCGGTGGCGAAAGCCCCGTTTCTCAAGTCACTGTAGCTGAAGCTGCAGAAACCCTTGAAACCTCTACTCGTTCTATCAGCAGCAAGCTGCGTAAGATGGGCTTCGACGTAGAACTAGCATCTGCTGCTGGCGGTAAGTCTTTTACCGACGCTCAAGAAGCTACCCTTTCTGCTTTTGTCACTGACAACAGCGGTTCTTACACTTATGCTGAGATTGCCGGTCACTTTGAAGACGGTGCTTTCTCTCCTAAGTCAATCCAGGGCAAGATCCTTTCTATGGAACTTACCTCTCACGTTAAGCCAGCTCCTAAAGTTGAAGCAGTACGCACGTACTCTGAGTCTGAAGAAACTGTATTCGTTGAGATGGTAAACAACGGTGCTTTCGTAGAAGCTATTGCTGAAGCTATGGGTCGTTCAATCAACTCAGTACGTGGTAAGGCTCTAAGCCTCCTGCGCTCTGGTGACATTGGCGCTATCCCTAAGCAAGAAGTAACTAAAGGCGCTTCTAAAGAAGATCCTTTGGCTTCCTTGGGTGATCTGAGCACTCAGACTGTTGAGTCTATCGCTGACGCGATTGGCAAAACTGCTCGCGGTGTTAAGACTATGCTGACTCGTCGTGGCCTCGTTGCTGCTGACTATGATGGCGCGGCTAAGAAAGAAAAAGCATCAGCTTAATCTAACTTAGTTACAAAATGAGCAGGCTCTACGGGGTCTGCTTATCTTTAATATAATGAATCGGGAGAACTTCATTGAACATTGCTAGTGCCTTAATAAAGCAAACGCTTGAGTTACGCGACTTTGAGACGTGGACTCAGACGTATAAGCGTTATTTGCCTAGTGAATATCACAGCTTGCATAATATCATTGATAAGCACTGTGAGAAGTTTCATAGTATGCCCTCGATTGAGGATCTTAAACTTGAGATTCGTGATTCTAATACTCGTGAGAAGTTGTACGCAGTTGAAGCCGTTAAGGTGGATGTTGAACCGTATATGCTCCTTCAGTATCTGAAGAATGAATATACTCAGAAAGAGATCCTAACCTCACTCGAAGATTATGTCGAAAACAGTGTAGCTTTTGAAGATGCACAGGAATCGGTTGATCACCTTCATCAAATTGTCCTCGACATCGAAGACAAAGTTGACTTGGAGGAGCCACAGGAAAGTATGCAACGTATTGAACTGTTCGAGCCTGAGGAAGATTTAGAAAAGTACATACCACTTGGCCTCAACGAAGAGTACGACCTAGACATTCAATTCTCGCCTAGAGATTTGGTAATGGTAGGTGGTAAACGAGGTGCGGGCAAGTCGGTAATCTGTGCTAACATTGCAAACAATGTGTACGAATCTGGAAAGTCGGTTATTTATTTCACTATTGAGATGGATAGCCGGTCTATTCTGCAACGCTGTTGTGCTATCGCTACCGAAGTTCCTTTTTCACGCCTCCGCACTAAGAATCTTAGTGTAACTGAGTGGGAGAAGGTTGCTGGCTGGTGGGCAGATCGTTTTGTAAATGGGCAAGACCGCTTGAAAGAGTATAAACAACATAGAGATTTTGAGAAGTTCCATCAGGAGCTAAAGACAACTTGCGAGATCCTCCCGACTCAACAGTTGAACGTAGTTTATGATCCATCTCTCACCTTAGCTAAGATTCGAGCAGAGCTTGATAAAAAGGTTAAGGCGATGAATGTCGGAGTCATTATTGTTGATTATATGAACCAAGTAAAGCGGTCGAACCTTCCTTCACGAACCGGTGGACAGTACGACTGGACAGAGCAGATCGAAGTGAGTAAAGCATTGAAGTCAATGGCACAGGAATACGATTGTACCGTATTCTCACCATATCAAACAGACGCTAGTGGTGAAGCGCGTTTTGCAAAAGGTATTCTTGATGCGGCAGATGCTGCATATACACTTGAAACCTACGACCACGAAGATGGGTGTCTCACCCTGAATTGTGTCAAGATGCGTTCCGCTTCTATGAAGTCCTTCACATCTACAGTAGACTGGGAGTCCTTGAAAATCGGACCCGAGACTGCTTTAACACCTCAAGAGAAAGACGATTCTACGCATAAAACGGGCGAAGACGTCCACGATCTTTAAAATAGTTCTTGACTTTCCTTCTCATTTTGCGTATAATTATGTTTCATAAATGGGGAGAAAGCAAATGGCACACACATTCGGCAGTTTACGACACACTACCTCAGGTAGACGACGCAAACCTTTACCTAAGAAACGTAAGGCATATATGCCAAAGTTCGAGGCGCTCGAAGCCCCCAATACCTATCGTAGAGATACTACAGAGTACAAGTCATCTGATGACGGCTCTCATGATACCTCCGCAGGTGTTCGCCATGAACTAGACTCCAAATATACTATTGCACCTGCATATAACAAAGGTGCGTACCAAGTAATCAGTAAAGACAACATCAAGGACATCGGACGATGAGCGAATACAGCCCCGATAACTGGGTAGTGCTAAAAATAACCTTTGCAGACGAGCCTGTATTTTATAAGGTTCTTGCAGGCTGGTCAGGTGGTTATACACAGGGCGACTCTTGGAAACTTAATAGTGGTATTACTAAAGTAGAAAAACATGGTGACTATTATATTTTTCATGGTGAAAGCGGCAGCACGTATAGCTGTCACAAAAACCAGTACACAGTACGCATGAACACTGCCGGAATACTGCAAAAGTTACAAGATACCTTTCCAGACAATCTGGAGTTGATGAATGAGAGCACTGACTGGACTAACCTAGTATGACAGTAGAAGAATTACTAAAACGTAAAGATATATATTTTATACCAAAGGGCGGTGACTTCCTAGTAAGTTGCCTCAACCCTGAACACGCAGATAGAAACCCGAGTATGCGTATTGATCAGCTGACTGGTATATACCAGTGCTTTTCATGCGAGTACAAAGGCAACCTTTTCACGCATTTTGGGGAAAAGGCAAACCAACTACAACTACGACGAGAACTATTAAAACGCAAAATTATAGATAAGAGGTCAGAAAGTGTTGGTTTGTCTTTTCCCAAGAATGTTATGCCATACTCAGGCAACTGGCGCAATATTAAGCCAGAAACCTATAAAAGATTTGAAGCGTTTCAGCACGCAGACCCTGACTACATTGGACGTATTGTATTTCCAGTACGAGACATATCTGGTCGTATTACAGCGTTCAATGGTCGTCATACAACAGGCGGTACACCTAAGTATATGATCTCGCCTGCGGGTGCGAAGATGCCTCTATTCCCTGTAGTAAAGCCTATACAGGGTGCAGTTATTCTAGTAGAAGGCATATTCGATATGATAAATTTGCACGATAAAGGGCTGACCAATGCAGTATGTACGTTTGGCACAAAGAACATCAATGAAGATAAACTGAGAATGCTCTCTATTCAGGGCGTAGACTCTATTGATATATTCTTTGACGGAGACGATGCAGGGCAGGAAGCCTCCAAGTATGTACAAACTATGTGCGAAAATGCAGAGCTTACACATAGAAACATATGCTTAAAAGGTACAGACCCAGGAGCACTTAACGAACAAGCAGTAAAAACCCTAAAGAGGAAGCTGTATGAGTGAGTTACGAGAAGGGATCTTTAGGTTACATACTCGAAGATTCGGCACAGTAGCAGAACTATTAGTAAAAAAGCTAATAAATGCTAGAGAATCAAATGATGCAAAGTACGATTTAGAAAGTGACGGAACTCGGATTGAGTGTAAGTTTTCGAGAGCTTGGCAAAAGAGTCAAGTACCTGTCTCAGAGAACACAGTCATAGAGGCAATCTATGAACAAGTACGACGGGACATCTCTTACGAGGACTGTGAGAGCAGGCACTGGGATTGTAACTTTCAACAAATTAAAAAGGATCTCTTTGATGTATTATACTACGGCATATTCTTTTCAGATTGCCTAGTAATATATAAAATGCACACTAAAGAGATAGATGACAGTATCGGATACTGTAACAAGCAGCACAGAGGAAACACCGGAGAAGGACAGTTCCATATCAATCAGCGTAACATTGGGTTACATGATAAACATTTATATAGTATTTTAAGCTATGAGGAAATAGAAAAATGCCTAAGGTTGCATTAGTAGAAACCAAAAAGAGTAAGACTAATTTCAAACGCGAGTTCGATGATGAGTTCGAGTTCGACCAATACCAACTATGTTCAGATCCTTTTCTCAAGAAAGTATTGAAGAGAGACTGTGACATTCAAATCAATACTGACGACTATGACTGGGTTATTCTAGTAGGTAGCGACGCACTTAAATACTTCACACCAATTAACTCTATTACAGAGTATTCAGGAAAGAAGGTAGAAGAGAAGTTCCTCCCTATTATTAACCCAGCCATGCTCGCATTCAAACCAGAGGCACAACGCACCTGGGACGACTCGAAGCAGAGTATTCTAGACTATATCACTGATAACAAGCAGGATACCGTTATTACAACGCATAATGCTTGGGGTATTCAGGATACAGCAGAGGCTAATGCTTTCTTTCAGGCGGCTATTGACGCTCCTTTGCCTTACATCGCACTTGACTCGGAAACTACGGGGTTATATCCTCGTGACGGGTATATGCTCGGCTTGTCTCTTTCTTATGAACAAGATCGAGGGGCTTACGTAGATACAGAGTGCTTTGACGAAGAGTCTGAGCGACTGCTACAGGAACTGTTCGATAAGAAAACAGTAGTATTTCATAACGCTAAGTTCGATATGGCGTTCTTCGAGTACCACTTTAACTTTCGATTTCCTCAGTTTGAAGACACAATGTTACTGCACTACCTGATTGATGAAAATCCAGGTACACACGGATTGAAGCAGCTAGCAATGAAGTATACAATTTATGGAGACTATGAGAAGCCAATGTACGACTGGATTGACCAGTATCGTAAAGAACGTGGTATCCTCAAAAATGAGTTCAACTGGGGTGATATTCCCTTTGAGATTATGAAGCTCTACGCAGGTATGGATGCTGCTGTGACCTTTTTACTCTACGAGAAGTTTGTAAAGATTAAGCAGAATAAACGCTTGTGTAAAGTCTATGACAATATTCTTATTCCTGGCTGCCGTTTCTTGACAGATATTCAAGACAATGGTGTGCCATTCGATATAAGCCGACTGACTAAATCTCAAGCTCTAATGCAGACTGAGATCGACCAAGCCGTAGCAGACCTATATAAGAACCCTGCTATCTCCAAATTTGAGGAAATCAATGGAAAAGATTTTAATCCTAACAGTACTGTTCAGCTTCGTGCCCTACTTTTTGATTTCCTTGGCCTCACACCTACTGGAAAGAAGACTGGTACAGGAGCAAATTCAACAGACGCGGAAGTCCTTGGTGAGCTTGCAGAGCAGTCCGAAGTGCCTGGGCTTATACTGTCCATCCGCCAAAAGTCTAAGATTAAGAATACTTATTTGGACAAAATCATACCGCAGTTGGATAGGGATAGCAGACTGCGTACTGGGTTCAATCTCCACAGTACAACTTCTGGTCGCCTTAGCTCTAGTGGTAAACTCAATATGCAACAGTTGCCTAGAGATAATCCCATTGTAAAAGGCTGTATTAAAGCAGCACCAGGACACAAGATTGTCGCAATGGATTTGACAACAGCAGAGGTATATGTAGCCGCAGTACTCGCTAAAGATACAGCTTTGATTGAGGTATTTAAGGCGGGAGGCAACTTCCACTCACAGATCGCTAAGAAGGTATTTAAGTTGCCTTGTGAAGCAGATCAAGTGGCAGAATTATACAGCACACAAAGACAGGCAGCGAAGGCTGTAACTTTTGGTATTATGTACGGTGCTGGCCCGAAGAAGATTAGTGAGCAAGTTACAAAAGATTCAGGGAAATACTTTAGCCCTCAGGAAGCTACTGAAGTTATTAACGAGTACTTTGCTGAGTTCCACAAACTAAAAAGCTGGATCGAAGACAACCAGAAGTTCATCAAACAGAATGGCTTCATTTATAGTTACTTCGGTCGCAAAAGGAGATTACCAAATGTCGCCTCTACAGATTCGGGTATCCAAAGTCATAGCATTAGGTCTGGTCTTAACTTTCTGGTGCAGTCTGCTGCTTCTGATATTAACCTCTTAGGTGCTATTGATATGGGTGAGTGGATCAAAGCTAACAAGAAGAAAGCAAGAATCTTTGCCTTAGTACACGATTCGATCCTAGCAGAAGTGCCAGATGAAGAAGTAGACGAGTACATGGTGCAGCTAGCCAAGTTCATTCAAATGGATCGAGGAATCTCTATCCCAGGCGTACCAGTTGGTTGTGACTTCGAGATTATTCACGAAGACTACTCTGGCGGGAAATTCGAGAAGATGTATGGTTCTGACATATAAAGATCTTAATAAAATAGAGTTTCCTGTTTATAAGATAGGATCAGGTGACTGGACTCGTGCAGACGGATTATTGTTCATTGACGATCAGTTAGTAGACGATACAAACCAGGACGGAGAAACTCTTGGTGTGCGCAGAATGCAAACACACTTTAAGGATAAGTATCGCTTGAATAAGGCTATCGGATCTCCTAACGGCATACTTAAACAGAGTAACCCCTATTTTATTGATTCAAAGGGTGTACCTTTTGCTTATCAGAAAACTTTAATGTGTGCATTGAGATATCTAAAAATTGAAGAGGTAGTACCGAAAGGAACCGCCTCTATAATACGTGTGAAGGGTGTGAGAACACCTTTTACCGTACCACGGCCTCCCGCTACAGGTATGGAGTGGGCAGGCGTTTTGCATCTACATGGACTTCCGTGGATGCTTTACGAGTATTCGGACACGAAACTCAAAGATACGAGAAGAAAAGTATAATATGGCTAAAAGACAGAGCAAAACACTAGCAGGAGCTAGTTTGACATTACATGAGATCGAGCCTTTAACACGTAACCAGGTAAAGGCGTTTGAGTCTAAGAAGAATTTGATTCTACATGGTCTAGCGGGTACGGGCAAGACATTTATCTCAAGCTATCTGGCTTATGATGATATGTCTAAGGGTGTTTATGACAAGCTAGTTATTATCCGTAGTGCTGTACCTACCAGAGATATGGGGTTCCTTCCAGGGACGGAGAAAGAAAAGGCTTCAGTTTATGAAGAGCCTTACAAAGACATTGCAAACGAGCTATTTCAACGTGGTGATGCCTATGGAATTATGAAGCAGAAGAATCTAGTAGAATTTATGACAACCTCGTTTATTCGAGGAATTACACTCAGAGATGCGGTTATTATTATTGATGAGTGTCAAAATATGTCATTCCATGAGCTAGACTCAATTATTACTCGTATGGGTGAGAATTGCAGGGTTATCTTCTGCGGAGATTTCCGTCAGGCGGATCTAAAACAGAATGGCATGAAGGATTTTATGCAAATCCTCAAACGCATGGAGCTTTTCGACTTTATTGACTTCCAGGTAGAAGACATAGTACGATCCGACTTCGTTAAATCATATATTATAGCAAAGAATGAACTTGGCCTATGAAAGCAGTAGTTAGTAACAGAATTTACATGGAATGCACTCCTGAACTGCAGAAGCAGATCGACGACGAGCTTACGTATGCGATTCCGACCCACAATCCACTTGATCCTCCCCAGATGATTAAGAATATGGGACTTATTCGCAACGGGTTGATTTCTATGCCCATAGGGCGCATGGATTTGATACCAGAGCACTATGAAATTGTTGATAAACGCTTAGAAAAGCCAGTAGAATTTCCTGAGTTTAAGTTCGACTTACGAGCTAGTCAGAAAGACGTATATGATGAAATCGAAGACAACGCTATAATTAACGCATGGGTCAGTTGGGGCAAGACTTTTACAGGTCTTGCAATAGCCGGTAAGTTGGGTCAAAAAACGCTCATTGTTACCCACACTGTCCCATTGCGTAATCAGTGGGCAAAAGAGGTAGAGAAAGTCTATGGAATTAAGGCAGGGATCATAGGTAGTGGAAAGTTTGAACTTGATGCTCCTATCGTGATTGGCAATACACAGACTTTATACCGAAATATTGATAAGATTCGCAAAGAGTTTGGCACTATCATACTAGATGAAATGCACCATGTTAGTAGCCCGACCTTTTCTAAGATTCTCGACACAAATTATTGTCGATACAAGATAGGTCTATCAGGCACTATCGAGAGAAAAGACGGAAAGCACGTAGTTTTTAGAGATTACTTTGGTAGTAAGTTGTTTCAGCCGCCAAAAGAGAACTACATGACACCGACTGTGCATCTAGTACATTCTGAGATACGCTTTATGGATGGAGCTAAGATACCTTGGGCAAACAGAGTCTCTGCGCTATCAAATAATGAGGAATATAGGCATACTATAGCAATGCTTGCAGCTGGATATGCCGCCAGAGGACATAAAGTCCTGGTGGTCAGCGATCGAGTCAGTTTCCTCAAAGCTTGCGCCGAGCTGACTGGTGAGAAAGCCGTTTGTGTTACAGGTGAGGTAGCGCACGAGGACAGAGAGACACTCGTAGACGAAATTCTCTACGGGGACGCTAATGTTCTCTACGGAACGCAAGCAATTTTCTCAGAGGGTATATCTGTTGATACTCTGAGCTGCTTAATACTGGCAACCCCAGTAAACAACGAGCCCCTCCTTACACAGTTAGTAGGTCGGGTAATACGAAAGAAAGAAGGTAAGATTAGTCCAGTTGTTGTAGACATCCACCTTCGAGGCAAGACTGCACAGAGACAAGCCTCGAATAGGGTAGGATTTTACATGAAACAGGATTGGTCGATGAAGTACCTTTAAAAAAATAGTTCTTGACAACATACTTAAAAAGGAGTATAATACGTGTTCTTATTTAGCTGGGAGAAGGTTTTTGACGAGGCAGAGGGTAGCCCGCTTGAATGTTGCCGTATCATGGAAATGCTTATAGAAAAGCAAATACCAAAAAATAAATACGATCCAATATACAAGTACGCGACCAAGTCCTTTAATGGCACGAGTTTCTTACTTCATGCAGATGTCATGGCGCTCAACGCTTATAAGTACAGCCACCGGGACGTGGCAATATATTACGCCCTAGCTTCAATTAGAAGTATGGCGGATTACATAGCAACACAACAAACCACACTAGATCTATACCATGTACCGGTTGATCTAGAACTAATCGAAGAAAACAGCCTACTTCGTATAGGTGATGGCGTAGTCCATTTTCTATATGAGGAAGTCACAACGGAGAATTTACACTAATGGCATTATCATTTAACAAGCAAACTGGCGGCGCACAAAAATCATCCATCTCTACTTTTCAGTACAAAGATGGCGACAATAAAATGCGTATCGTTGGTGACATCTTAGCTCGCTACGTCTACTGGATTGAAGGCGAGAACGGCAAGAACATTCCTTTGGAGTGTCTCTCATTCGATCGCAATGCCGAGCGATTCAATAACAAAGAACAGGATTGGGTTCGTGAATACTTCCCAGACCTGAAGTGTGGCTGGAGCTACGCTGTACAAGTAATCGACCCTACCGACGGTAAGGTTAAAGTAGCAAACCTTAAGAAGAAGCTGTGGGAGCAAGTAATTACTGCTGCAGAAGATCTGGGCGACCCTACTGATCACGCTACTGGCTGGGACGTATGTTTCAAGCGAGTAAAGACCGGCCCACTGCCTTATAATGTTGAGTACCAACTCCAAGCATTGAAGTGCAAGCCACGTGCTCTAACCGAAGACGAGCTGGCATCTATTGCTGACCTCAAGTCTATGGACGATGTTATGCCTCGCCCAACAGCAGACGCACAGAAAGAACTGTTAGACCGCCTACGCAATGCAGGCGCAGAGACCGATGACGAAGCACTGGAAGCTGAGTTCAATATCGGATGATCTTATATACAGCAGATTGGCACATAAAGCTGGGACAGAAGAACGTCCCAGTATCGTGGGCTTTAAACCGCTATAATCTATTCTTTGAGCAAGTGTACGAGCTTGAGAAAGAGTGCAGTATGCACATTATAGGTGGTGATCTGTTTGATAGACTGCCAAACATGGAAGAGTTGGAACTTTACTTCAAGTTTATTCGTGGAGTAAAGATTCCAACTGTTATCTATGATGGAAACCATGAAGCTACTAAGAAGTACAAGACCTTCTTTACACAGTTAAAGCAAGTATCACGGGATATCAACCCTCTGATACACATTGTGGATATTTCTTACGTTGATGAAGACCTAGGTTATGGCATACTGCCTTATACTGATCTTCATCGTAAGGGTAGCATTGAGCAGTTTAATACAAGTCAACCTCTATTTACTCATGTTCGTGGAGAGATACCTCCCCATGTTAAACCAGAAGTAGATTTAGACAGGTTTGAAGACTTTCCTGTAGTATTTTCCGGAGATCTACACTCCCATAGCAACAGTCAACGTAACATTGTATACCCTGGTAGTCCTATGACTACTTCTTTTCATAGAAGCATAGTTAAAACAGGCTACTTGCTTATCAATGAACAGGACTGGAGCTGGATGTGGGAAGAGTTTAGACTACCGCAGTTATTGAGAAAGACAGTATCAAATCAATCTGATATGGTACCAACCGACTACCATCATACAATCTATGAAGTAGAAGGCGATATTCAAGAACTTGCAGGTGTTAAGAACTCAGACCTCCTCGATAAGAAAGTAGTTAAACGAAAATCAGAGGCAAGCCTGATTATAGATAAAGATATGTCGATACAAGAAGAACTAGCAGAGTATTTGGCATATATTTTAGAATTACCAGAAACCTCAATACCAGAGATAATAGGAACATACAATGATTACGCTTCAAAAGTTGAAATGGGATAATTGCTTTAGTTACGGTTCTGGTAACGAGTTAGACTTGGATGATAACACAGTAACACAAATTATTGGTACTAACGGAATGGGCAAGTCGTCTATTCCGTTAATCATCGAAGAAGCTCTGTACAACAAGAATTCTAAAGGAATTAAAAAAGTTGATATTCCAAACAGGCATATCAATGACGGATACAACATATCTCTTACTTTCACTAAAGACGGTTCGACATATGAGATCACCATCAAACGTAAGTCTAGTATCAAAGTAAAACTAGAGAAAGACGGTGAAGACATTAGTAGTCATACAGCTACTAATACATACAAGACTATTCAAGGTATTATTGGAATAGATTTCAAAACATTCTCGCAGTTGGTATATCAAAATACTAACGCGAGCCTGCAGTTTCTTACAGCAACAGACGCTAATCGTAAGAAGTTCTTAATCGACCTTCTTCAGTTAGAGCATTATGTAGAGTTGTTCGAGGTATTTAAAGCGGCTTCGAAAGAAGCAACCTCAAAGAGTACAAACGTTTCAGGTCAGTTAGCGACCGTAGAAAAATGGTTGGAAAATAACAAACTTGAGAGTACCGATGTACTACCCCTGCTAAAAGTAGAAAGTTCGTTGGAAGAACACGAGAAAGATCTCCGTCATTGGACGAATGAACTTGATAAGTGGACTGAAAATTCTGATAAAATTTCTAAGAATAACGGATATAAAAAGCAGCTCGACGCTATAGATATCAACACTCTAAATACAGACAAAGTAGAGCTTATAGATTCCGAAGACCTTATGTCGGAGATTGGATCAATTAGAGCAGCCGCTACGGGTGCGAAGACAACCCTAAATAAACTAGGAAAAGTACATGATAAATGCCCTACCTGTAAGCAACCTATCGACAATTCGGTAGAGAAAGCTATGGTCGAGGTAGAGCAAGAGAAATTTGCGGAAGCAAAGGAGAAATTAGATGAGCTTACAGAACAGCTTAAACAAATTAAAGCAAATAATGGAAGATTTGAAAGTAACAGAAAAGCTGTCCGAGATTGGGAAATGCTTTATCAGTCTTATGACAGCTCTATCCCTGCGGATCATGTGGATAGTGCGGAGCTTGAAGCCAGCGTTAATCACAGCAGTAGAGGCGTACAAGAAGCAAAAGCGCAGGAGTCAAAACTTAGGGCCGAGAACGAGCGTAGAAACAAACTTAACACAAGACTCCAAGTAATCCAAGAACAGACTGACGACTTCAAAGCGCAGAAAGAAAAACATAAAGCAGACCTCGTTGAATTACAAAGTAAAGAAACGACTCTGGACATCTTGAAGAAGGCATTTAGTACAAATGGCTTGCTCGCATACAAGATTGAGAATTTAGTAAAAGAGCTAGAAGAGTTGACAAATACTTATCTAGCCGAACTATCTGATGGTAGGTTTACCCTAGAGTTTGTGGTATCGAACGACAAACTTAATGTACAGATTACAGATGCAGGAAGCATTATTGATATTCTTGCTCTCTCTTCTGGAGAACTTGCCAGAGTTAACACCGCTACTCTACTAGCTATCCGTCAGCTAATGAGTAGTATTTCAAAGTCAAGAATAAATGTTTTATTTTTAGACGAGGTTATCAATGTACTCGATGAGACAGGAAGAGAGCGTATGGTAGAAGTATTGCTTCGAGAAGATTTAAATACTTATATCGTATCACATGGTTGGACTCACCCACTCCTCGAAAAGATTGAAGTCGTCAAGGACGGAAACGTCAGCGTACTGGAGTAGAAATGTCAGCAGGTAGAAGAAGACTATGGTGGAGACACCTCAAAGCACAAGAAGAACTGGAACTCAAAGAGTCCAAGATAAAAGAGGAAGAAGATGGTAGATTCGAGAGCGAAGGGAGCGAGAGGCGAGTACCTAGTGAGGGATATGTTGAGGGACTCGACGGGTCTCAAGTTTGAAAGAGTACCCGCCTCTGGAGCATTAGAGTATTTGAAAGGGGACTTATATGTCCCTAATCAGCGCAATCATTTTTGTATTGAAGTAAAGAATTATAAAGACTCTGCATTGACAGACAAAGTATTCACACAACCTAAGACAAACAATTTGATTCGCTGGTGGAAGAAAGTAGTAATACAAGCGGCAGGTGGCGATCAAAAGCCAATGCTATTTTTTAAATATGACCGTTCTAAAGTATTTGTATGCACAGAACAGAAGCCTGAGAATACACAACAGTATTTGTATATAGCCTTTCTGGATTGTTATGTATTACTTGCAGAGGATTGGTTAGCAGCAGAAAAAGTGGAGTGGATAGGTGGCTTTTAGTTTTAATGAAGCAACATCAGGTAAAGAAAGTAAGACTATAGTAATTGATGCCTTGAACTTGGCCTTCCGTTGGAAGCATCAAGGTAGAACAGACTTTCGAGATGACTATGTACAAACTGTAAAATCCTTAGCCCAGTCATACAAATGTGGTAATATTATTATTACCGCAGACTGGGGCTCTTCCAGCTATAGGAAGGGTATCTTACCAGAGTACAAGCAGAATCGAAAAGATAAGTACGAAACACAAACAGATGCAGAGAAGCAGGCATTTATAGACTTCTTTGATGAATATGAAGGCACACTAGAACTATTGGCAGAGTCGTTTCCTGTTCTTCGTTATCAAGGTGTAGAGGCAGATGATCTTGCTGCCCACCTGGTAAAGCGTAAGAAAGAGTACGGTTTAGAAGAGATTTGGCTAGTATCGAGTGACCGAGATTGGGACTTGTTAATTCAGGATGGCGTAAGTAGATTTTCTTATGTAACCCGTAAAGAAGTCACAATCAATAACTGGAGTGAACATTATAATGTAACTCCTGAAGAGTACATCTCCTTTAAATGTTTGACTGGAGATAAGGGCGATAACGTACCAGGCATTAACGGTATAGGCCCAAAACGCGCAGAGTCACTAATCAAAGATTATGGCGATGCAATGACCATCTATGACAACATACCTTTAGACGGTAAGTATAAGTATATTCAAGAGCTAAATGCAAATGCAGAACTGCTCTTGACAAACTATGAGTTGATGGATTTAGTAACATATTGCGATGACGCAATTGGTGCAGACAATGTGTCTGATATACAGCGGAGAATGACAAATGCAGATTGATTATAAGAGAGACAACTATCTATCGGAGTTTAGTATTAAAACTTTGGAAGATAGATATTTAGTAGAAGGGGAAAAGTCTCCCCAGGATGCGTTTGCACGAGCAGCAAGAACCTTCGCTGACGATGAAGCACACGCACAGAGATTGTATGACTACGCTAGTAAGCTGTGGTTCATGTTTAGTACGCCTGTTTTGAGCAATGGTGGCACTAGCCGTGGTATGCCTATTAGTTGTTTTCTAAACTATGTTGAAGATAGCCGAGAGGGTATCACTGGTCACTATACTGAGAATGCGTTCTTGTCTAGTGTAGGCGGTGGTATTGGTGGTTGTTGGAATGATGTACGATCAGTAGGAAGTAAAACCTCTGCGGGGTCAGAGTCAACTGGAGTAATTCCTTTCTTGAAAGTGGTTGATGCAGAAATGCTCGCTTTCTCACAAGGTGTAACAAGACGAGGTAGTTATGCAGCATATTTGGAAATGTCTCACCCAGAGATTGAAGAGTTCTTGGACATTCGTAAGCCTACAGGCGGAGACGTTAATCGCAAGTCTACTAACTTGCATCATGCTGTCACTGTTTCTGACGAGTTTATGGAGCTGATCGAAGGAGCTACAAGAGAAGAAGGCTTTGATGATTCATGGGATCTGGTAGATCCGCACAGTGGTGAAGTTACCAAGACTGTATCAGCTAAGACACTTTGGGTAAAGTTGATCCAAAATCGTGTTGAGACAGGCGAACCATACATTATGTTTAAAGATACGGTTCAAGACGCTTTACCACAATTTCAGAAAGATGCAGGGTTACAGGTACATCACTCTAATCTTTGTTCTGAAATTACACTGGCTACAGATGATCAGCGCACAGCAGTATGTTGTTTGTCGAGTGTAAATCTGGAAGAGTACGACGAGTGGAGCCAGAATGAGCAGTTCATTCCTGATCTAGTACGAATGTTAGACAATGTACTTGATCACTTTATCGCCAATGCCCCTAACGAGCTATACAGAGCGAAGTTAAGTGCAGAGAAAGAGAGAAGTATTGGCCTGGGTGCTATGGGTTTCCACGCTTATCTTCAGAGACACAACATTCCGTTTGAGAGCGTGCTTGCAAAAGGTGCAAACAACAGAATGTTTACAAGAATTAAATCGGAGGCAGTACGTGCAACAAGACAACTTGCAGAAGAAAGAGGCGAATGCCCTGATGGTAAAGGCTACGGCGTACGTAATGCTCACTTGCTTGCCGTTGCTCCTAATGCTAGTAGTAGTATTATATGTGGTAATACAAGCCCTAGCATTGAGCCTTACCGGGCTAATGCTTTTACGCAGAAGACTAAAAGCGGCAGTAGCCTTCTTAAAAACGAATACCTACAGCACGCACTTCAAGAAATAGATATGGATACGGACGAAGTTTGGAAGAGTATCATTACAAACGGTGGATCGGTTCAACAACTAGAGTTCTTAGATGATTATACTAAGGATGTATTTAAGACAGCAGTAGAGATTGACCAGAAGTGGGTTATTGAGTTTGCAGGGGATCGACAGAAGCACATTTGCCAAAGTCAGTCACTAAACGTATTCTTCCCTGCTAATGTTTCAAAGCAGGAACTGCACGCGATACACATGGCAGCATGGAAGCAGAAAGTAAAAACTCTATATTATCTACGAAGTGAAGCGATAAAGAGAGCCGAGACAGTATCAGATGAAGCACTACGAAAGTATATCTTCGATACTATTGATGAAAATGATTGTTTAGCGTGTGAGGGTTAAGATGAGATTACTTAAATTTAGTGCAGAATGGTGTCAACCTTGTAAGATGTTGGCAAAAACGTTGGAGGGGGTTAATCTCCCCTATACTATCTCAAGTATTGATATTGATGATAGCCCAAACTTAGCAGCGGACTACAAAGTTCGTGGAGTACCTACAATGATACTTGTAGACGATAATGATAAAGAAGTAGGCCGCTTAGTCGGAGTTAAGACTAAAGCCCAGATAGAGGAGTTTATAAATGAGTAATTTGCTAGAAGAAAGAGAATATTATAAGCCGTTCAATTACCCTTGGGCATTTGAACATTACAAGTCCCAGCAACATATGCACTGGTTGCCGGACGAAGTGAATCTGGCAGATGATCTAAAAGACTTCCGTGAGAATCTTAGTGAAGGCAATAAAATGCTTCTTGCTAACATCTTCCGATTCTTTACACAGGCAGACGTAGATGTATGTTGTGGTTACGCAACACACTACCTGCCAACATTTAAGCAGCCTGAAGTACGCATGATGTTGTCTGCGTTTGCAGCGATGGAAGCAGTACACCAGGAAGCATATTCGTTGTTGCTTGAAACTCTTGGTTTTGGCGACGATGAATACCAGAAGTTTATGGAACACAAAGCTATGATGGATAAGCATGAGCATCTTAGCAACTTTGGTATGAGTAGTAAAATGGATATTGCAAAAACAATGGCTATCTACTCAGGTTTTACCGAAGGAGTACAATTGTTTAGTAGTTTTGCTATTCTATTGAACTTTCCACGACATAACTTGATGAAAGGTATGGGTCAGATTGTTACTTGGTCTGTGCGAGATGAAAGTCTCCACGTTGAAGGCATGAGTCAACTATTCCGTACATATATTCAAGAGAATCCAGAGCTATGGAACGATGATCTAAAGTATGAAATATATTGTGCGGCAGAACGTTCTGTAGAACTAGAAGATGCTTTTATTGACTTGTGTTTTGAAGGTGCTGATGTACCTGATCTTACACCAGAAGATGTAAAGCTGTATATTCGATACATTGCAGATCGAAGACTATTAGGGCTAGGCCTGAAAAAGATTTTTGGAAGTGATAAAAATCCTTTAGATTGGCTAGACTATATGCTAAACGGCGTTGAACACGCTAACTTTTTTGAAAACAGAGCCACCGAGTATTCCAAAGCGAGTACTACAGGTAATTGGCAAGACATATTTAAATAGGAATATAAAAATGACAGAAGTAAATGAAAACGAAGTACAAACAATATCTATGAACGATAAAGAATATAAAATAAACGAGATCTCTGATAGAGCAAAATACTTGCTTTCACAGCTACAAGATCTTCAAGCGCAAAGCAACCAAACACGCGCTCGCCTTGACCAGATAGAAGTAGGTACTAGAGGTTTTACTCAAATGCTGCAAGATGAGCTAGAAAAACCTGAAGAGTATACAGAAGTAGTAGAGTAAAAAGAAAGGGGGCTATTGCAGCCCCCTTTCTTATTATAAGGCGGCAATCATAAATGCAAGTAATTGTTCATATCTTACACCCTGCGCTGTATGTTCTGTCGCACTTGCACGATGCTCTTCTGGAATATCTTCTAATGTTGGATACGATACTACACCACCTTCGTATTCATACCAAGTATCTTCCATGAACATTGCATATCTATGAGCATCTAAACCTTCGGCTGTAAACGCATCATCAAGGTCTTGAGCAATAATACCAAAGTGAATACGAGCCGCTTCACCCTTTTCTTCATACGCATCTATTCTACGATACTTGCGGAGTAGTGGTTTACATCGAACTGCTACTCTCAACTCAGCGGCAGTCAATTCTTCAATATCTCTCTTCTCGTTTCTATCAGAAGATGTCGTTGTGCCACTTGAGAATCGACCTAGTTTCCATCTGGCACTATAACTACCTAAATCACAAACGCCATTAGTAGTTAATCCAGTGTCTGCGTTAGCCGGCTGTACATATCTTGATCCGAAACCATCAAAGAATGTCAGTCCGGCATTACCTTGCCCAATAATCGTTCTTGATGGTGAGTTACCAGCACCTATTGTTGCGATTCTGGCTGCCTCAGCCCAAGTTGTGCTAGAAGTCCTTGCTTGAAAACTTACTATTTGATCGTATACGCCAGGATTCCATGCGTCTGACTTGAGTGTCACCATATCATCAAATTGTGTAGTACCTCCAAGAGTTTGGTTTCCGGTAGTTCTGATGACAGTAGAGTCCACAGCCACAGTATTTACCGCAGTATCAATACCATCGCCTGCACCGACATTAACTGTTACCGTCCCAGAAGTGCCTCCACCAGACAAGCCACTACCAGCCGCTACTGCTGTGATGTCGCCTACGTTAGAGGTGTAACCATTAGGATTACTAGCAGCGTAGTAGTAAGAGCCATGCTGTCCATCTAACTTGTCAGCATCTAAGCCTGAGCCTGAACCATCATTACCTGCATGCCAAACGACGTTTCCGTCGTCTATAGCAGACCCACCATTGGGGTTAAATCGCAAAGTTGTGGCGTGAGCGCTCATATAAGCGTCTGCACCAAAACCAGACTTATTGTCTGTTCCCGTTCCTTCGCTTAATTCCATACGCTCGCCAAGAACTTGCACAGTGTAAGCGCTTGTGTGGTCTATGCTAATCTTAGGAACATTACCGTCCACTATAAACTCTGGGTGGTTACTGCTGGCTCCGCTTTGATAGGTTACATTGACTTTCCACGTTCCATTTTGATTCCAAAACACTGCTGTAGCCGACTGGTCTGTGCCTGTATTTTCAATATGAGCGTGAAATCTATACGCGCCGCCGTTATCTAAACTGGTTCCACTTCTGTTTAGCAATTCATCTGGGTTGCCGCTTGATACTGAATAGCTGCGCTTCCATACATGATACTCGTTTCCAATGCTATATCCGACATCAGCAAAATTGGTATGACCAGTCATCGTAACGCCAGCGTTTGCTACTATCTCAGAACTAAAGGTTTTAATACCTCCAAG